TTATCTCCAGCCGAAGCCGAAGCCGTCGACACAATAACCAACAATACAAGATTCCTCATAGCTCCCCCTTTTGCTTGAACTCCCTTAAATCCGCGACCGCTTTTAGATCAGTCTCAACCCTAAACGGAATCTTGAACGTCTCCAAAAACTTGACGACATCATTCGGAATCTGATCCGCGACAACCTCCGCAGCTTCCGAAATAAACTCCGCCGCTTCGATCCAATTCCCGCAAACAATCACCGCACCGGAAACGCCTAGCGTTTGAGTGTTTACTATCGAATCGGCTTCCGCAGAAACCACAAGAAGAGAGCTACTCGTCGTCTTCTTTTTCGATCCTCGCGAGCGTAAATAACACCCGCGTAAACTCTTCAGTAATTCCCGAAAGCTTGATCCCGTGTTCGGTTCTTTCCGCGAGATTGGAAGCATCCGAATCGGCTCTCTCTTTAACGTAACTGGCATGGATTTTGTCCTCCCTCTCTTGTCCGGCTTTCTGAATCGCCAGAATATGCCGAGCCATAAAAACGACCGCCGCCGAGAGAGTCCCGACCGCTGCTATTAGCGCTTGTTCAAATGTCATAGTTTTTCACCATTCCACCAATCAAGACCGTTTTTTTGTGCCGCGATTGACTTAGATTCCGAATCTATAATGGTGTCGATACGAGCTTCGCTTCTCCGCCAAGATGGAGCGAAGCTCGTTTTTGTTATCTCCCCGACTTTCTCCAGATCGTCGAGATATTTGCTTTCTCTTTCTCGAAAGCTGGACCCATAAACGGACGAGCTTTGATCCGTGTCCGTGTCATCTTGCCGGTAAACCGAAGCCGCTTCTTCTTTTTGAATTGCCCCGATGCATTCCTGCCACCCCCTCCGCCTCCAACAATCTCCCGTATCGATACCGTCCCGCCCTCTTCTAATGCCGAGAGAGCTCCCGGTCCGCCGTGCTCCGTAGAAACTACGACCGGACCGATTACCACGGATTCCCTGGCCGTATTGACCGCGAAGAGAATTCCCTTCTTCAGAAAGGGAGTATGGAACTTTGGAGGATCGCCCGGCTTTGATCGCTTATTGCTCTTCCCGCCGCTCTTGATCGACTGTCGAGCTCTCGTCCGAACGTACGCCCCGAACGTGAAGAGAAACCGCCTCTTGACTCGATCGATCCTGTCCGTGACCTTGTCCGTGTCGAAGAATGCCGCCGTCGCCCGGAATCCGACCGACATCGATTTCCCCGCTACTGAACTCATGAGAAGCCCCGATACCGAGCCCGAATAATCGAAAGACAAACCCGCGACTTGAACAGCTCCGGAACAAAGAGCGTGACTTCCAAGCCGAGGAATTGGAGAGTGTTTCCGTTCGTAAGAACTAGCCGTTGGATTGGCCGGATAACGTCTTTGATCTCTTCCACCGTAAGAAGATGCGTCTCGATATCGGTCGTCTCGTTTGTGAGTACCCGACCGATACCAATCTCGATCACGCTGTCTTCATTGTCGCTCGACCGATCAGCAACCGAGACATTGAGTCCAGCCGGAAAGACTTCCCCTTTCGGAGCCGAGAGCTCGTCCGCGTCAAATTCCGGGACAAATACCCGCGAGAATGCCGCCAGCGTCGATTCTGTCATTGTTGGGATCGCTGCATTGATCGCCGCCGTGACCACGTCCGCAGCGTCTACCGTATCTTGTAATGCCATTACGCCCCCGCTGTCGTTGTCGTGACCTGTCCCGTCTCAACGGTATGGATGCGGAGCACAAGTCCGTTCTTGTCCCACCACCGGGAGACCTCTCCAGCCAGCTCAATAGCCGCGTACGTCCGCGAGTAATCCGCGACCGTCTCAACGAATAGATCACCCCGGTCCGGCTTCTCTCCCGCTCCGACGATCGCCTCGAAGACCGTCCGCTCGATCAGATAGTCCCGGACTTTGAGCTTGACCGACTGCCCTTGCTCGTCCATCGCTTCGACGATCGTATCTCCCGCGACTACTGTCGCCGCTGTCGGTCCGCCTCCGCCCGGTCTCTCGACCGTCACCGATACACCGGAGACATCTTGTACCGACTGCCAGCCGATCGCCGCAGCATCGGATTGGATTGACATCGAATCGAATTCCTATGATAAAAGCTCCGGCAGGATTACAAGTCCTGCCGGAGCCACACAAACACACAGCCGTAACCTAAGAACTAAGCGACCACCGCTTCGGTCGCCGTGAGAGAATCCGTCGTAATGATTGGAATTCCGAACGCCGACTCCGGGAAGGGAGCCGGAGCTCCGGTCGTCGAAGTCGCTGTCCGACTCGCTTGGAGTTGCTGTCGAGAAGCTCTCGTCATCGCCAAGAATGTTGGTCCCTTATTGGCCGGGAAGAGAGCCAAGAGACTTGAAATCTTGTCGTCGTCCAAAGTTGCCACCGTATCGATATTGGCAAGACGAGCCACGGAGCGAGCTCCGCCAATCTGGACACCAAGCCAAGAGTAGATTGGAGTCGCGTAAACTGGATATCGACCGGTCGCCCCGTCGATAAACTGAGTGATCGTCTCATCGATTTTGATCTCCCCTTCGAGCCCGGATATCAAACTCATGTCCCGCTGATCAATACCAGTCTTGATCGCCCACACTGAAGTCTGGAGATTGACTCCAACGCCTAAGCCATCGAGAACCATCTCATCAGCCAAGCCGTCGAGAGCCGCATCGTCCGCCAAGCCCGCGTAGCCGTTGGCATCGAAACCGGTTCCACCGAAGACCGTCTGCTCCGCGTGAGAGAATCCCTCCTTCAAATGCCGCAAACCCTCCCGAGCGATATACGCTTCGGGACCGCCGCGAAACTGATCCGCGATCGCTTTGTCTACAACGTAGGAACAATCCAAAAGCTTAAGCGTGACCGTGACTTCGGTATCGGCGCTCTTTGTATTCTCCCGTCCGTCGTTGACACTCCGGAAGCCTACCGAGGGAGCTCCCGTTTGTTTGAGATACTTGTGAGTGTTCCCGTCCGTTGGTTGAGCTGCCAGCGCAGCCAAGACCGGAGCCTCGTCCAAGAGATCGGAGATATCCAAATCCAATACGTTCTTGTCATTGAGTTGGGCAAGTTCTGTGAGCCCTAGAAAAGCGTCAGCCATTTGATCACACCTTAAAAGTTAATTGCAAAGAAAGAGAAAGAGCCGGAAGCCTGTCGCGTTTTAGTTTTGATCCGATGCGTAGCTCTTGCCAGCAATCCGGACCTGAGAAGCGAACCCAACCACGCTAGCCGGGAGCCCGTATCCGTTCTTCTTCTTGTCTCCGGAGTAGCTCTCCGCTGGCTCGCTTTCGCCTCGATCCTCTCCCACTCCGAGAGCTCGCTTCGTCTTCAGTAAATCGAACTCCGCCGAGAGAGCATCCTCAAAAGAGACTCCGTCGATCAGATACTTCGTTCCGGACTCCGCTCCAAATTTGTCAACGAACTTCGCGAGCTGCCCCATGTCGACCGTTGGAGCCGCTGGAGCCGCTGGAGCTTCTGGAGCTTCTGGAGTCGCTGGAACTTCGGGAGCTGGAGTCGCGAGAGACTCCGGCTTCTCAACGGCTTCGACCGTGGAGAGAGTGTCAGCCGTTTTTTCTGGCATCGGTTCTTCTTCTTCCTGTGGAGTGATAGTCTTCAAAGCGAGTCCCCGAGCATCGAGAAACCGCGACAAATATCCCCGAATTCGATCCGGAGAAAGACCGCCCGCGTCCGTCGGAATCTCGTCAGAGAGACCGAACGCGTACGCGAGAAGCCCGTCGGCTTGAGATAGAATCTCCGCCGTTGGTCCCGTGTGAAATAAGCCCGACGGATTAGCCGCCGGAGTGTCGACGAAGTCCGCTCCGTGGAGAGCCCCTAGTCGTACGTGTTCGAAATTATTGACGTTGAGCGATTCCGGAGACTTGAATTGTCCGTCTTCGTCTTCGTGCTCCGTGGAGAATCGATTCTCTGATCCGAAGTCATGATCAAATACGATACTCATCCCGAACGCTTCCGGATCGTCTTCCGCGAGAGCCAAGACATAAGCTCCGCGATCTCCGCCCTCCGGATTTGTGCGGCTCGTCTTCGAGAAGACCACGTCTCCGAACACCTGATCTCCGTCCCGTGATACGTTCTTGGCTCGTCCGAGATAGCTCCCGAGCCCGTCTCCGCTCATAGATGGATGAGTGAACCGGACCTTGATCCCGTTCTCTTGAGCGGAAGCGAGCTCCGCCACCTGATCAAGAGCTTCATCGTCAATCCAAAAGTTGTGCCCAAGAGCCTCGCCTTTCGCGATTAGACTCGCTCCGCGAATGATTCCGTACCCGGTCCCGCCGTCCGGATCGACCGCTCTCTCGTCAGCTTCGGAAGCTCGACCAGCGAAACCGCGACTAACAAATCTGTCCCGAGATTCTTTCCGCTGCAATACGCTCAAGAGAGTCGGCTTCGCCATTGTTCTTTTTCCTTATTTGAACTTTCCGGAACTTCCGGATAGTTGAGAACTAATCGACATCGACAATCGACTTCGATCGTGGATCGTTGTCGGTCTCGTCTTCGTTTGGATCAATTGGGGGAGTCTCCATCGTCACCGATATCCCGAGCTCCTCGATCAGCTTCTCTTCTTTTTGTAGCTGTGGAGCTACATCCTTCGCCCAATCGTCACCGAAGCGATTAGCTCGAACTTCCGTCCGTGTTGTCAGACCGGCTTTGATCGCGTCCACGTCTCCGCGTACGTCCCGAGGATCGAACCACGGGACTCCCGCAGGCATCCACTGGAACTTGATATCGTCGGTCGTCTGAATCTGCCGAGGGAGCCGGATATCCCCGTCCTCGATCGCGAGCCGAATCCGCCAAAGCGTAAGCCGCCGCAGGAGCTGCTGAACGTCCGCCCGCTTGTCTCTGCAAGACTGGAGATAGAGTGTCAGCTCCGACTTATTTCCGAAGAAATTCCCCACCGAGCCATCGAAGAACGAATACGGAAGATCGAGACTCTTTAGAGCGACCTTGATCATCATTGCTGAGAATGCTTGAAATTCCGGAGCCGGAGTCTTGTTCTCAAGAAACTTCGCGTCTTCCCCTGGCTCCATGTCGAGAACCCAATTCTTCGTCCCGAGACTCGTCGAGTGTCGGTCGTTGGTTCCATCTCCCGAGGTATCGGTCCCATCGACCTTGCCGAAGCCCTGCTCTTCCGCGTTGCGTGTGAACACAATCCCGAAGAGCTGCGCGACTTTGGCTCTCGCGTGTGCGTAGTCGAAGCCCTCGTACGTATCCTGGAATCGATTAAGACTAGCAACCACGGGAGACACTCCCCGGAGCTGATCGACTCGATCAAAGAACCCGTGGATGACCATATTCCGAGACTGGACCCACTTCGAGAAATTGAGCCCGCCCCCTCGCTGTCGAGAATGGACCGCGAACCGCTTCGGACGCCCGCTTTGCGCCGTCTCGATTCCGTTGAATGTTAGTTCTTGGTTGAATTTCGTCTTGTCTCGATACTCGTTCGGAGTCGCGATCCGGTCTCCCTCGATCGATTGAACGAGCCCGCTAGATAGCTTCGTAAAGAAGTGATCGCCAACACCACACCGACCAGCTTCCGCGAGCCGGATC